CGCTAGTCGCTTCCTAGAGAAATACTTTGAAGCTGCCGTTCTTTCCCATGGGTCGACTCTCCAGCAATCCCTAGAACTTGCTCTCCTCCACATCCCTGAGTGTAACATCTTGGGCATGCCCTCCATTCGTGATGATGAATTTGTTCATGCCCTGTACGGAATGACATTTGACACCGTGGCGCTCGATATTATCGGTCAGCAGATCTCTGGCCGTTCTGACGTCGTTGGGCACGGATAAATATAAATGGAAAGTAAACGTCAACCCAAGACAGAAGCTCAACGGCGGGGCAAACGCCCTAGGCACAACCGCCCCCGCCACAAGGGCCACCCGGACACCCAGCGTCCCCGGGCCCGAAATGATCGGCCCCATGGCCCCCCCTAAACCAGAGACCTTCGCAAACCCTACCCAAATCCGCCCTCTTTCACTCGTATTTAGACCCCTCAACAACAGATTATCACAGAGACTGAGGCGATGGAAGCTACTTACATCGTCGCGCGGGAATTTCCTGGGTAAATTGAATCTCCTATCATGCAAGGCGGAACTCCAAGCTCCGCGCGCACTGGTATCGTCAAAACCAGCCTCCGTATTGACAATACTCTCAGGCGCGATCAATCAGCCCAAGAAGATCTAGGCACTCATCGTTACCTTGTTATCTTCTACAGCCCCCTCTAATCGGCACAGTACGGAAAAGCTACAGTTCCCTATACTTCCAAGAAAGCAGGCCTTACTATCATGCAGTTCGAATCCGCTGCCGACTAGCAGAACTCAGACTTACTGTTCGATCGCCCCCATTCCTACTCCATGTCAGACCTCTACGGATCGCAAGGAGAGAACATCGCTTCCTCCGCCTTTATTTGGGCCAGTGAGATGGAAGTCGTCCCCATCGCTAATGCAGCTTCTTATGCAGGCGAAGTTAGGACCGGCTACCTCCCTTACTCCACTTTCTTTGATGAAGCAGGGAACACTGGCGATTTCAACATCCAAGACCTCATTCGAATCTCTTCTCCTCAGGCTGTCGGCCGCAGGCACACTATGTAAGCAGCTATGATCAACAGTTAGGTTGCTGCCACCCAGGCTATGATGGGCGAAAACAACACCAACCTCGCATCAGAGATAGTGTGCTTTCAGATCTGGGTAGACCCATTCTTGGATCTATCCAACAGCACTCGTACGAAGTTTTCGCTTGACATCCACATCAGGTCCAACTATGGGTTCTACCCCAGATCAGACGATACCTTCACCATCGGGTACAAAGGCGGGATGCAAGCGCACCCTGACGCTCGTGGCATACCCCGTGAACACCTGAACCAAGTCAGGTCGAGCCTCATGATCTCCGGCCAGCCATCTTTGACCGGTCCGAAACCTTCGTTCGGATCAGCCCACGGCTGGTTCTAGAGAGCCTTTTCCTGGATCCGTGACGTTAGTAAGAAATTGCAACCGTACATTGCCCCCGCAATGGAGATAGCATCCCTCGCCGGCCTTCTTGCTCCTAACGATAAGTGCGTCGACAGCGTCCTACTTAACAAGGAACTGCGACGCGCTAAGCTGGCCCTTGGGCCCTACCGTGAACCTCTAGCTCTACAGATGGTGAAGGACATAGATGTAGTCCTCACTCGCATGCGTGCCCAAGGGCACTTCCCACCGTCTGCCGAGATCTTTTCCTTCTAGCAGGAGGAAGACGACTCCGACTCCTCCGAGGAGTTGAAAGTCGAGCCTCAAACTCGTGGTACGTCATCTACGTCCGCGAAAAAGAAAAAGTTTCCTGCAATTGTAAAGGCCCATCTGGCCCCCAACCCAAACTCGCAGTCCGC